TTTCCAGTCTTCGATTAAGTGGGCCGCGCATGCATCCATTAAAAGCTCGTGGTAAAGCTTGGCATCTTCATCTTTGACCATCACATCATAGCCTTTAGACGAGATCTGATTTCCTGCTCGTTCAATAGCTACCTGAAAAGGCTTATATGCGATACCACGGACTTTAAATTCTGCCTGTACCTCTCCATCAGCACCTTTGTATTCGCACCATTTTGATACGTCCGAGCTTTTAATAATTCCGACTTTTAAAGCCATAGCAACCTCTAATTTTTAGAAATAAAAAGCCCATGGGATTCCATAGGCTTTGTTACTGAATAAGTTGATTACACAAGAGCGCGTACAATTGTTGGCGCTGTACGAACTTGGGCAAAGTTGATATCTACAGTAATGATGTCGTCGCCACCACCATCTGGGTGGTTAGCCTCCATCACCTCTAATTGAGGGAAATTGAACGAATATTTACTTCCTTTGCTGTCTCTGATGTCGAAGGTCAGTGTAAACACATCACGGGTTTTGATTGCATCAATCCAACCAGCAGCTGTGGCCGAGAACATGAATGAAGCATTCGCTTCGATATCCATCATCTTCTCTAAATAAAACTCTGGAGTGTATTTACCAGATCCGATACAACGGATTGCTTCAAGGTTATTGTTAATAGAAATGGTCAAAGACTGTAGACATGCTTTGCCTTGAATTGACTGGCCGTTTACAAGCAAGTTTTCCACGTTCGGCATACTGACAAGCGGACGAGTCGAAGCTGCAACCGGATTCACTACAGGGTTCGTTTGCTGACGAGTAAACGAGCTACCTACAAGACCAAAGTTACCAGTGATTTTCCCCGTGGTCTGGATAGTAATTTCACCAGAATTAACCTGTACTCCACGATAAATAAAGACTTGACCAACATCTTCGAAAACTTTAACCAGCGTTAATGACTTACGTACCGTACCACCAAAACTTAAAGCGTTACCCGCCCAATTATTGAAGGCTAAAGCACTTAGGAATAGATCAAATGTTCCAAGTGATAATTCAAACTCTAACTGACCTGCTACTTCTGCTTCAGTAACTACCCCACCTTGGCGAAAACGTGAATTAACCACTTCACTGCTTTCTTCAGTAGAAACATTTTCAGATAAACCATCACTTACACGGCGAACTGTGTACCAGATCGGGTTTGCAGGAGTTGTCCCTAAAACTGCTTCTTCACAAGCATATAATCGAATTTTTGCGCCTGAACTCATTTATGGTTCTCCAAAATTTAGGCAATAAAAAACCCGCTTTTTAAGCGGGTTATTAAAGTGTTTCGTCTGTGTCTGAGATTTCTGGCGGTTCCACACCATTCATGGCTGCAGCTACAGCCTCGGATAAATTTGTTGGTTGAAAGTCTATAGGAGTCTCTTTTGGAATAATTTCGGAATCTGGCTCAGGTTCTTCATGTAATCGAATATCGATCCAACGGGTTAATGGAATATCCATTGGATTTTCATGATCAGCAACAACTGCAGCAAGCTCAAAATCAAACTTACGTTTATAAGTCTTAATAGATAGATCACCGTTTTCCAATGTGTCATACACCACAGCTACGATCGTGTTTCCATTTGCGTCTTTGGGTACTTCGATGTACCAACCTTCTTGGGCAAAGCCTAAAGAGCCTTTAAGTAAATAATCGCCTACATCAACTTTCTTAAATTCAATCGGCTGTTTTTCTGCATCACTATTGAGCTCGATATGGTCGTTAAATAACTTAACTACAGGTGATGCTGATTTTAAGAACCCATTCCCATCGACTGATGTATTAAAACTAGTTTTCAAGTGCCCCCAAGCAGTCCACGAATCAGCCCCAGCACCATATCGATAGGAAAGCTGCCCACCTAAAATTGGCTTAAAAATTTGCCAAGAATATGTGCCATATGAGTTTGATCCCAAATAAGACATTAAAGATCCATAGCGGTTAGGCATATTCAAAGGATTATTAGCATTTCCTCCCTGCCAGTCACCGTTAGATATAAACGAAAACCTGTTATCTCCAAGAATTGCAACCCACTGAGGAATTGAAACTTTGTCATATAACTCACTGATTTTACCTCCCGAAAATCCAAGCACGCCGAGATTACCAAGCCCCAAACCTAAACAAACACCAGCGACGGAATTTGCCCCTGTTCCACCCTGCGCGATTGAAAGTGCCGTTGTTAAGCCTTTCATCTCAGTAATATCACTATTTACACCACTGGCAGCAGCTCCAAGATTATTTCGAGCATCTGCTGCGGTTGTCGCCCCGGTACCACCTTGAGAGATAGCTACTGTACCAACTACTTGTGAAAAGTTGGGTGCGAGATTGGGAATACCTGACGCAAATGGCAACATAAACTGCCGTTTACCCTGCGAAGCGTTATAAGGGAATGGCCGATGATCCCAACTAAATTTAAAAACAAGATTTGCCATTATGCTGTTACCCCATCAATCACTTGGAAAATCAAAGTATCTGTATGCTGGGTAACTCCATTCACGACAGCCTTAATATCCATCTGACATAAACCAAGTGGCCATGCTGCTGTGCTTGTACCTGATTTAATATTCAGCCATCCCTTCTGTGTACTTTGACTTAATGCAGTACAAGTTAACGTGGCCACAGCTGCACCATCAGCCAAAGCTTTAACTTGTGAAGTGAATGTATAACCAGTGAGATCAATTGCACGGCGAACATCATCAGGTGGATATTGCAGGGCTTCATCCATATCGACTAACTGAAGGTTTAAATTGAAAGTGTCACCACGCTTAAAAACGAAATTGCTCATAAGTGATTCCTATAGACATAAAAAAACCACCGATGAGGTGGTAGTGAAAGATTGGTTTGTTATGTGCTTTAGTTAACTAAAAAACTTATTGATACATTGTATTGAATGAAGTCAGCATCTTTACCCGCATAAATAGATTGGCCATTCAAACATTCTAAGTGTTCGATTGTGAAATATTCAAAATGAGCAAGTAATGCATCACTCAATTTTGTGATTTCAATTATTCCTGAATTGGGACGTGCAAAGCATTGAATCATGATATTACCGGTACGGCGAGTACATGGCTTATCTGCAATGCCAGAAGTAAAACTGGGACCACCTGCAATCGTTAAGCGGCACCAAACACCATCTTTAGGTACATTAAAGCCTGGTAAATTTGGATACTGGATTCTGTCTTGCGTAATACCTGTAAAGCTTTGCATGCGATCAATAATAGCTTGCCTTGTCTGCTCTAAAGTCATTGTCATTTTAGCCACCGTACTTTTGAGAAATAAAATTAAACGTGAGGCCATAAATACCTTGCGGCGCTTGATCAGACCAACCGTTTTCTAAGCGCTCAGCATAAGGTTGGTTATTCTGTATGTAGACCAAATTGCCCAATTTAATCTTTACAGCTTGAATAGCAGCATCTTGAATTGGGTTAGTTTCAGGTCCACGTATGTCATAGTCACCAGATCCAACCGAAACAATATGTGAAGCACGGTATGCTCCAGTATCGACGGGACTTAAATTAACTAAGGATTGCACAGTATCCATGACAATATTCTTCACATGGTCTTCTGCCGCTTTAGACACATCAAGACTAAAACTAGTCGGCTTTTTCCCCTTCCACCCCATGACTTTTAACCTCGCTTTCCTCATACATCTTAAAGAGATCCTGAGCGATCGCCTGAATTGAATAAGCTTCAAACTCAGAGCTCGGTTCTCGTTCACCCATGAGCTTTTTAATCTTTTGCCAGACATGAACAGCTTCATGTAAAAGCAATCCATAAACTTGAATTCGGTCTTTATCCGCCGTATCACCAATTTGGACGATTGCATATGCGCCATCAGAAAAAGTACTAACTTGCGCATCCGCTCCCATATCCAAAAATTGATCGGCCTTATCCATATCTTCAAATAACAAATCCATGTGTAGTTGATTTCGAGCAAGCGTGTACTGCACATGTTGAAAAGGCGAGATATACCATTCAGGAACATAATCAGGATTAACCATTTTAGCCCCTACACTTTTCGAAGCTGACATTTCCAGATTGTACTGGCTGGATCCTGTTGAATATGAATTACCCGGAATGAGCCTAAGGCTGTTAGCCACTCATCATCAATCATTGGCTCTTTGGTAATTTCATTCTGTAGCACTGTAGCCTTTTTATCTGTGGCCAGTACTCCAAGCGTCTGAATCTCATATTGACTGTAAGAGCCGAACAAAACGCCACGGCCAGAATAGTTTTCTTTAACTTCAACATAAGTTTCAGTTTTAGGATCCCAATTCGTTTTTGAAATCCGCTCACATGTAAAGGTATGAACGGCGTCAGCCAAATCATCATTAAATGCTTCAGCAATGTCTGCCTGAATTTCGTCACGTAAGCCCATATCAAGCCCTGTAAAGTGGTATGCCAAAGCCATTAAAACTTGCATTTGGATCTTTCAAATCAAGTGAATCAATAAAATCAATTGCTATCTGTTCAAAGCTAGAAATTGCTTCAGATCCATCTTGGTATTCTTTTTCTGACTCTACAGAATCAGCTTTAACTTTCTTGCGCTTCAGCTGCTGATCTTTGCCGTTATAAATTACCTTGGCCAGAATTCCTTTGATAATTTCACAAGCTGCATCCTTAAGAAGTGGGTCAATAGGATCTAGTACAAAACCTATTCTGTTTTTCATCCAGACATTTGCCAGTTTAACCAGACGAGCTTTATCACTGTCTGGTGCAAAATCGCTGCCCAAAATTGAATTTGCGTCATCTACAGTAATAAAGCTCATTGCATTATTCCTTAGGGATTAATTTAAGAAGTTCTGCTTTTGTTGCTGACGGCTTGTAACCAATATTTTTACTAGCCAAATACTCTTTTAATTGATCATTTGACCAGTTTTCAAAATCATTAGCTGCCGTTTCTGTAGCTGGGTTTTCTGCCGATTTTCCAGCTTCCAATTCAACAATACGTGCTTGCATTGCGGGAATATCGTTTTTAAAAGCTTCAAATTCAGTTTTTATACCGACCACTTGAGCTTCAGCATCTTTGAGAGCTTTATCTGCTAAGACTGCTGCATCTTTTAATCGTGAATTCTCAGATAACAACTCTGACTGGTTGCCGCCGGCCTGCTCTAAGATGGCAATTTTCTGCTTAAGCTGAGTGTTTTCTTCAACTACCTTTTCACACTCAGCTTTTGCATCATCAATCACAGTTTGAAGTTCAGGGGTGACTCCTACCTCGACATTTACCGTGGCCAAAGTCGTTTTTTGTGGCTCTTCCAACTTACGAACTTCAACTGGAACTTCTAAAGATTCGTAATCCTTTTGAATCTTTGGATAATTACCGTAAATAATTACCTCTTTTGCTTTCAAATTTGGGTTTTCATAATAGTCAGGGTTAGCAATAATGCCCGTCTCTAATGCAGCAGCTGCTGCAATGCGTGTATAGATAATCTTCATGGCGCTTTTCTCTTAATAATAAAAAGAGGGCTTATTAGCCCCCTTAGGTTTTAATTTTTAGGTTTTAACCAGTTGTCGCTGTACCTGATAAATCAAGTAAGGTACCTGCTGTCATTTTGTTGCTGGTTGCATATTTAATCCAGTTAGCGCTTGAACCAAGTAATGTAAGGTCAGGATTTTCACCTTTCGATGTATCCCAACTATAACCAAGAATATCTAGGTTAAATGCACCTTCAGCACGCATACCGATTGCTAAGTTTTCTTCATCATTGATGTCATAAGCTCGGAAGCCCGGTACTTGTGATTCAGTTACTGTTACAGCACCATACTGCAAGCCAAAAGCATCGTTATCACCTACAGCATCCGTCACCAATACCGGCTTTCCTAAGGTTCCTGGTAAACCACCATAGATAACGATTTCAGATTCACCGTAAATTTGCTTAGTGATAGCATCATCGACAATATCGAAATATGTATCTGAGTTCATCACCCATAAGCCAATTCGGCCAAACTTATCACCAAACTTTCGCATACCACGAGTTAATGCTTTGCGGCCATCAACAACGATACTTCCTTTCGCAACCATATCGGGATTACTAGAAATAGCAGCTTTTAAAGAAGCTAAACTGTACTCTAATCGGCCTGCAACCAATGCATCTGCAAGATCGTAACCAACAACCATAGCAAATTCTTCTGGTGTACGAGCACGGCGCTTAAATGCCTCTTCAGTTGATGCATAAGGACCATACTTATATGGAATTTTTACACCTACAGACTCACCTGCACCGATTTTTTCCGGAGTTACTTTTGCATTGGAGTTCACATCGCGATGTTTAATGCTACCACCAACTTTGTAGAATGCATTTTTATTGAAGTCACCTTGAATGATTTCATTACGATAAATAATCGCACCATTGGAAGCTTCATTAAAAACATTCAAATTGTCTTGTAATCGTTCTAAATAGGCTGTTTGAGCCAGTTGGTTGTAGATGATCATGTCGGAATTAACTGTCGTAGTCATAACTACTTATCTCCAAATATTTAATGATTAGTTCGGTAGTTTTAGGAAGGCATCATTGCCATGTTCTTTGATGTAATCTGCTTTCTGAGAAACAGACATTTCACTGCGTTTCATTCCAGTAGGTGCTCCACCTTTGCCCCCACCTTGAAAACCACCACCAGTTCCTTTACCACCTTTAAGAATTAAGTCTTTATGCTGGTATCCACCAACCAATGACTCTAAAGCTTCATCAACATTTGCAAGTTCACCCGGGCGGACACGTGAATAAATCTTTTCGCCGTTCGGATCATATGCAACCACCTTGCCTTCTTCGATTTTGAAGTGATGACCAAAGGTTGCCTGAACCATGTCCACAGGTACTGCAATGTTGTCTTGAATGTACTTAGAACGAGCAAAACCACCGCCGATAAGTTCTTTATGTAAAGAGGCTTCTAGAGCATCACGTTGCGCAACAATCGGGGCATATTTTTCCTCAACTGCTTTGATAGCTTCAGCTTTAACTTTCTCAACTTCACCGGCATCCACCAGCTTTTTATCATCGAGATTTTGGATTGTTTGTAATGCCTTTTTAGCTGCCGCTGGGTCTTCAATTCCTTCAAAAGCTTTTAATGCTTTTTCGGCTGCTTCTTTGGCTTCACGATGTGTTTTAGCTTCATTGTTTAAGCGTGCAATTGTTGCTACCGAGTGTGGTGCATCATGTGGCATTTCTTTGCCGTCATCATGAATATAGATCGGCTTATCTCCGTCTACTTCCGCATAAACTTTACCGTCGATTGTTACTGTTTTAAGTTTCATTGGTCATCCAACCTATATATACAAAATGGGCATCCGCCCGGATTCACCGTCAGCATCCGCATCCGGCAGGCAATAAAAAAGCGCCCTTTAGGACGCTTCATTTCTATAAATGATTATTTACTTAAAGCTTGGCGTACAAATGCATCTTTTGCTTCAAGTAGCTTTCTTAATCCTGTGGATTTTTCAGGCCCGTCAGGAAGTTGCTCATCCATTTGCCGAGCTAAATCACCAATTGGCTTACTAACTTGCTGCAAATGTTCAGGTAAATGTTCATATTGGAAATATTGGATAATAGGGCTTGGCATTTTCTTCTCGCAAAAAAAGCACCCGAAGGTGCTATGGTTAAAAATTAAGTTCTATTTGATGAGTGCAATCGCTTTTAATCTTTCAAAAGTAAAACCATAAATTGCCATGGCTCTTGAAATCTTAATTTGAAGAAATGGCACCAGAATTAATTTTGTGCTCAGAATATATTGAGCATCTGACATATTGATTTGCTTTTCAGACATTTGTAGTACCTTTCGCTACGTTTCCTTTGCACCCCAAACCTTTTGTCTAGGTTCATCACCAACTAAGCGGATGCCTTGAGGACCACCTACATCAAATGTTGCCGTGATAGTCGCTGGACCCTCAAAAACACTACAATTCATTTTTACAGCGGTTAATCCAGCTAATGGAATACCTGTTTCCTCGTCACAAAGAGCAAGATGAGAAGATTTATCTGAAACTCTTTTAAGTACCAAATGTCTAACTTTTGATTCACTCATAAGCCAAACTCCATAAATGACAAAAGCGCCATTTGGGCGCTTATATAGGTGAAAATTGTGTCTTAAGTGAGTTTAGAATTACCTGTAATCGGCAATAATTACTCACAGTTAAATCCAGTTCCAACAAGGTCTTTTTTCAAATTTGAAACGAGATTTTGTTGTTCCTGCTGTTGTCCACTAAGATAATTTTTATCTAGAGTCTCTGCACCATCAATAGATTTATAAAGCTCTTTAGATTCCTCTAAATTGTCTTTTAAAAACGTGGTGAGGTTTAGTTTCGCCTGGGCAGCTCTACATAAATTATTTTTAGCTTCTAAACCTTGAGTAGCCTGTTTTACTTGACCAGTTGCAGGATCAAAAGAATATGCATTTGCCATTGCTGACTCCAAAGCTTCAGACAATCGATCATATTCTTTAAGATATTTTTGACTTGGTTCAGCTAAACAAGTGATGGAAATTAGGGTTAGACATACAAAAGCTATTGTTTTCATATTGTATAAATTCTGATGTTTTAAAAAATATAACATAAGAAAAATTACAGACCCAACTTTTTAAAAGCTTTTTCATCCAACTTTCTCAAATCATCTAAGCTATAGAAACGGCCTTCAGGATCAAAGAACTTATCAAAATCAAATTTCCCATCTTTATAGAGCTTAAAGCGCTTTGGCCCTAGCCACTCCCTTTGAAAGAAATCATCTGTTTTCTTAAAGAACTCTTTGAATGTGGTGTTTGCATCTAACTGTCCTATTAACTGGCTTCGCTCTTCTTTGGGGATGTCTTTAACTCTACGTTCGTCCATTACAAATGGCCGTTCGCCAACAAGTTGACCGTCCTTCTCGACCGGAACCAAGATACTGCGACAGTTAGGATGTAACGGCGGCACTCGCTTTGCCGGATCATTTATTTCCCACACTGAACCATCTAATGAAGCGCAAAGCTTAGAAGTTCGTCCATCTAAAACGCTAACAAATCGGACATATTCAAAGCCAATTTGGTTGAAGCTATTTAGATAGGCTTGATTAGCTACATGACTTCGCACAGTTCTTACGGTACGTTCAATATCCGTCTTGGTACCGTTTAAAATGCCATCCTCATAATTAAGCCGTTTGGTACCACGAATGCGCTGAACAATTTCTTGGTTAGTTTTGCCTGAATTAATACCATCTCTAATTGCATACTCAACCTTTTGGCGGGCACTTTCAGCAATTCTTGAAAGCAGATCATCGACAAGAGCGCCACCTGCCAACGGAACTTTTTTAGCGGATAAGAATAGTTTTTCCCCATCAGGCTTATTAATTTTTGCTCCATAGAGCTTAGCTACGTAATTGGCCTCATAAACAGCCAGCGCCGTAGCAGAAACGGCAAAAGCTTCAGGTAATGCTAAATTAACACTGGCAAACCATTGGGAAATCAAATCCCTAATTTCCCTTAAATTTGAAGTTGTATATTTACCACCAGCTAAAGCAACTTTCTCCGACTCATTAAGCTCATCCAATAAATCCCGAAGCTTAGATAGCATCTTGCTCGTATCATCATTGAATAAAGCCAATAACTCATTTACCGTTTTTGATGAAGCACGATAAAGATAGGCCTGGTGCTGAGTGAGTGCTTCAAATAGTTTTTTGATATCTGTTGCCATCTCACTCTACCTTTTGATTTAAAGTCCCATCTTGCTCTGCTTCAACATTCTGAAGCTCTTCTTCATATTTTTGTTTAGGGAACATACCTGTTTGGTTGTATTCCCACCATGATTTAAATGAAGATCGGCCTTGTAAAGCTGCTTCAAATAACTGTCGAGCTAACTCAGCTAAATAACCCTGTTTGTTAAATTCTTGACTGATTTCGAACATCAAATCATCTTTAGTTAGAACATCCACATTAGGCGTTACAAACTTAGCAGCCCATCGTAATGCTGCTGACAAGGCTTCATTCATATTAACGACACAGAGCGAAAGAACTGAATGCTGAACGGCGTCATCACTATTCGCTTCGGTAGCGGTCTTTTTACTTCCCGAGCCCTTCTCAATTAAACGCGCCCCCATCTCCTTCATTTTTTCCCACTTATCTTTCATCGCTTCCCGGGCAAGAGTATTAGGGTCGGCTTGTACAATTCCTAAACCACCATTTTCAGGTAAAGGCAAAAGTACTTTCGCTCCAATGTAGATGCCACGTTTCTTGGCTTGGTCATACCACTCCCAATTAACACCCTTCGCATAGTATTGAGGTTGCCCCATATAAAAAACGGACTCTTGAAAGTCCGCACTGTCTCTGTAATGGGCTAAATTGAGATTAGCCAAAGGAAGTAATGGTGGCTTCTTAATCTCTTCTGAATTATCAATTGCACCTACAAATGTAAAAGGTATATAGGTCCAGAAATTCCCGTTGTAATCTGTTGGAAACTTCTTCTCTCCACCAAGCCAATTACCCTTTTCTCCCTTTGTGTATACCTGTACTGAATAGATATATTCCCCATTACCCTCTTGCTCTAAACGAAGTACACGATATTGCTCTTGTTCGGTTTTACTAAATCCATCAGCACCGCGCTCAGACTTAAATTCACGTATAACCACTAAGCAAAGCTTTTTCTGGTTATCGATCATTACTGAATCCCAATTCACTACATCAAGGGCATTTAGTAAATGAATCATCGGATAGGCTTTTTGTGCTTTAAATTCCGCTAGATTACGAGCTGGCGGCACATCAGGATAATCTACATATAAAGCACAACGATAATGCTTCAATAAATGGCGAATTCCATTTTGAGCCAATTGATAAGTACTTAAACCAGCACCATTTGCATTACGTTCTAAATGAGCAAGTTCCGGAGGAAATTTAAAACTTGGATCGGTTGCAAAAGCTGCACCAACTAAACTATTTGATGTAGTCCCTGTTACTTCATAAAAGACTGCACGGGTAAGATAAGCCTCATAAGCGCTTTTATTTGCAGGTGATTTATCATGTGCATTTGGCATCGGCAAATATTTTTCACCTTTAGCCTTAACTGCATCTTCACCTTCACAAACATCATCAAGTTTTTGCCAGTATGGCAAGTTCTTAACATATTCAGCATGTTGAAAAGTTACATCACTCATCGAGCAAATCCCATATCAGCAAAGAAGGCTTCAAAACCTTCATGTAATTCATTAAACGCATCTGAAGCTGCATCCACTTGGTCGTCATGTGTGCCATTAGGAAAATGACGAAGCTCATCAATAAAATCCTTATTCCATTCACCTTTGAGCATTCGTACATTTCCTACGTTAACTTGGGCCGCAAATGGTTGTGCACGTGTAAGCTTGTCACCTGAAATTGGTTTGGCTATCACGTTATAACCGGCAAGAAGCTTCACAAATGAACTAGCTTGCGATTTACCAGCTTGACCGGGATCTTGTGGTAGACGCACAGAAACTTTTTTCCCATCTAGCTTTGCTGTTTGTTCTAAACGCTTATTCACATTGTCAGGTCCAAGCTGTCCTCTAGTTACATCGACAATGTAAGTAAAACCATCTGCGCCTAGAGCTTCTCGCACACCTACTGTAAAGTCGCCCTCATTTTCGGTAGCCCCAAAATCCCAAGCCCTAACTTGTTTCAATACATCCGCAGGCAAAGCATCAACAATTTGAATATTGTCGGGCTTAAAAAAACCGCCTGCTGGCGGTGATGGCATTTGTCGGTACTGCCCGGCAAAAACATACGGCGCAGCTTGCTCCATTTGCTTCAACTTTTGAATATTGTGCTTTGCTGGCCACAATGCAGATCCGTCTTCTTGAATAGCCGAAAGACATAGATGCTCCCAAACCTCACCGTTACCACCAGCTACAGGAACGCCGTCTTTTCTATCACCTAGCAGCCATCCTGCCAAATCATCTTCATGAAGACGCTGCATAATGACAATAATTGGTGTTTCCGGTGAGTTAGTACGAGACTCGAGAGTATTTTGGAACCAGTCAATTACACCTTCACGGATAGTTTTTGATTTGGCTTCATCGGCCTTATGCGGGTCATCAATGATGATGCAACCACCAAAGCCTTCACGCATTTTGCCTGCACCAAAACCTGTAATGGTACCGCCAGTACCAGTCGCATAGCAGACTCCGCCTGCATCTGTGCGCCAGAAATCCTTAGCTTTACTATCCTCACGTAACTTAAGATCAGGAAAGACCTTTTTATAAGCCTTTTCTTGAACCATATTACGAGTCTGAAATGCATTATTTGCGGCAAGCATAGCCGAGTAACTGATATGAATAAACTCACAGTCAGGTTTCTTTCCAAAACACCAAGCCATAAAATTAATTACAGCAATTTCAGTTTTAGAATATCGTGGTGGAACGTTAATAATTAACCGCTTTATCTCTCCGCGATAAACTTTCATTAAAGCTTCGCAGATTTCTAAGTGGTGCCAGTTCTGCATCCATTTATAACCACGGCGCTCCTTAAACATGTACCTTGTGAAGAAATATAAATCTTCTTGCGCCTCGATCCGGATGGCTTTATCCCGAGCCGCATCAGTACTCATCTAAGACTTCCCTCCGCGCTTTTAAGTAATCTTCCATTGGAACTGGAATTTCTGAATTAACTGTTTGGACTGGTCCGCCGTCTTTGCCTGTAATTTCTTGGCGATTAGTAAATTGACCACCAATGTCTTTAGCGGCTTGCTCAAGAATTTTTAAGGCTGTTTTGACGTTTCTAGTCTTCTCAAGTTGTCTTTGGTATTGCTTCAATCGGTAGTACTTATTAGCAATTGGAATATCAATTAAGCCTTTATCAAACTCATCTCTGGTTTTTTCAAATAGTTCGACATACTTTTTGCTTAAGTTCTTACCAGCAACCTTTGTAGGGTCATAAGTTGCAACTTGAACACGATCTATATCAACGCCAAACTCTTGTTTTACGAGTTCAGCCACTTCTTGAGGTGTATCACGACAAGCAAGAGACTGAACTATAAAGATTTTCACAGGCTCTTTTAGTGTCGCCATAACTTCCTCATCGTATAACTACGTATAACAAAATGGGCAAAAAAAAGAGCCATTAGGCTCAATTGATTACACAGTTTCCGCAGCATTTTGAAATATCAAGATTCGAAACAAACGGCGGATTTTTTGCGACTTCAATAAGCCGCTTAACGTTTTCATTTGCACCCCAACGTTTAACAACACCGATAAACTCTTCCACATCGTGACCAGCCAAATAGTGCTTTGGTAAGCCAGTATGATCACTGTAAATAATCTCACCGTCCGAGTCTCGTTCTACACCAATGTGATAAAGCTCATGTTCAAGCAAAGCACAGAACTCGCTATCGTTTGCCTTTTCACAAAAGCTTGCATCGATGGTGATTAAGTAAACTGGAACGAATCCGAACCAGTCGCGCATTTGCTGCTCTTGTCGGGCTTTCTTCCAGCCACCTTGTTGAAACATAACCTTTTCACATTGGCCAAGCACCATACGCTTAGCTCTGGTATAAGCAGAAGAAGCCCATGCAAAAGCCAAGAAACCCTCATTGTCATGAAGCATCTCAGCGATATGGTCGTGATCTGGATTATGTAAAGGTCCACCCAGCGTAAGAAAATTAGCAACTACCCATAGTTTTAAATCAGGTGCAGGTATTAAACGGAGTGCTTCCTCTTCTTCGGCCTGATCCATAAAATCAGTTGGAGGAAATGGTCTGATCTGATCCATTAAATATTTGCCTCTTTAAATTTTTAAGCCATTGGCTTGCGAAATGAGCTTGGATCTGTAATGGACCAGATTCATTAATCTTAAATCTTGGTGCTGCCTCTAACCGAACAACGGTATATCCCATTGATTCAGCAACATCGTAACGGTCCATACTCCATGCCTTTGTTGCCAGCTTGCCCTTTCGTCCACCTGACCAAGGCCCACCGGATATCTCGACTAAAATCTTGTGCTCAATCAGATGGAAATCAAAACGCCAATGCTTTGTAGACAAGAACTGAAATTTCTTCTCGTACTTGATGTCGAGTATGTTCAAGGCTTTTTCAAAGTCTTCTTCGGCTTCCTCATAGCTAAGTTTAGCCTTAGGTAGCGGTTTGGATCTAGGTTTGTTTTTTAAAGGTGCTTTTTTAGTTTTAGCTTTATATATGTTTATTTCCATATTTCATGCCCATTAAAAAACCCACAGAAGTGGGTTATGTAAAGAAAATCTTATTTATAATCCTTACCAAAAGCATAACCTAAAGCAAGAGTAATTATGGGCGTGAAAATAGACCATATACTAAAAATAAATTTCTTTAACTCTACAATTTCACTTTGATTATTATTGTTGTAAGCAAATCCTAAAAATATAAATAATATTAAACTTATAGCTGAAGCAATAATAAAACACCATCTAATAGTAGTCCAAATAATTGAATGCTTCGCATCATCGCCCGTTCCAATTTCTTTGGTAATTTTACCTATAATTCTAGCTGTCTTAATTTCATCAGACGCAACAGGATAATCAATTTGGTTTCCTTGCACTGAGTCAACCTGAAAATTTATCTGTGCATCATCTTTCAAAAATAGGTCTCACTACTTAGTTAGAAAAGTATATGCAAGCTGTCTAGCGTTTTCGATTCTATTGACCAAAAAGGTGATAAAAATATCCTTACCTTTGTATTTTGCTAAATAGGCTGGCTCTAACAAACCACTACCTAATGGATTGTCAAAATTTTTAAGTATTAATCTAACACTTAAACCTGGATTACTATCCAATTCAAGATCAATTTTCGAGGTGCTAATAGTATTATCAGTTGCAAAAATAAAATTTACTTCAAAATCATCAATTCTAAGTCTGATTTTGCCATTTGATCCGCAATGCAGTATCCCACTATCGAAAACCTTAAAATCATCTACAAATTTAGAAACCTTAAAGCTAGATTCATTTGGACCTGATAAAGAATAATTTGTAATCGACATTTTGAGTTTCAGCTCAATGTAAGTGCAAATTTATGATTCAAAAAAACCGCACAATGAGGTTTAAATGGGCGACTAAATACAAAATCGCCAAGTTATCACAAATATGCCATAACCTGTGTACACATACAAGTACTTATTGCCTTTTGCATTCATCTGGATTGAGGTTGTAAAAAATAACCTTAATTTCTTTTGTTAAATAATCCAAAAAAGGAAACTTCTCAGTTGGCTCTGGAGTTTCAACCAACCAAAAAGTATAGTTTTTTTCGCATATCTTGTATTGAATCGTTTGATCATTTAATTTGATTTCACAATCTAGCATTTTTAAATCACTTAACTGAATTAAGCATCGTGCGAGAAAATGAGCTTTATCATATGCCTGATCAGTTTGAGAAAAATCATTCATTACAAGTTTGTAAATAGCACTACTTAAGTCGTAAATGGCTTGTTCTGAGGTTGTTTTCATTTGAAATTGCTTAAGCTCATTAAAATTTAATGAGCTTATCTTATCTAGAATCGATTATCTTTACTTCTGAAGCAAATCAGATTTTAAATTTGGATAACGACCTGAGATGAATGCCAATGCACATTTCATATCCTGACGAATTTGAATTGTAGAAGTCTCATACATTGCCGCCACCTCTCTAAGTTTTTTGTTTTCCACACAGATCTGCCATAAAGCATCCATCCAATCCTGTAGAGGCTCGCTATCAATTTGACGTATATCCAAAACGATACGCTGGAATGCACGTGCTTCATTGTCTGAAATTTGACAAGATAGCCCTTTTTGCAAAACAGGTTCATGAAAATTTTCATCACTCATATATTGTGCAATTAATTCCTCACGCTGTTTTTGAGTCAGCTTTCGGGTGGGAAGTGATTTATAAATTAGCTTCTTTGTTTCCGTATCCCCATTCATCCAAGCCCCAAATTGTCTAAACCAATCTTCTGTACTGAATTTTGACCAGTCAGTTGTTTGCATTATTGTCACTGCTGCATTCATCACAAGCCACCTCTCACTAAATTTTCAATCTGCTTAATCGCCAAACCGCTTTTCACTTGTTGTGTATCGAACCGTAAAACTGTAAAACCCATCATTGCTGCGGAGTTGTATTTCTCCATATCCCCTATATAGCCTTTGCCCCTTGTATGACGGCCTCCACTCCAGATCCCGCCTTCTACCTCAATCAAAATCTTCGTACCCGTTATTAAAAAATCTGCTCTCCATTTACGTTCAGGATGGAACTTATATTCCTGTTCAAAACCAATCTTGCATGCACTTAAATGTGTTGCCAGAACCATTTCACCCACACTTGGTTGTCTGGCAACTTGCTTTGCTGAACGCCGCTTTTTATTTTTCTTTATCGGAAATAACTTGCGGTATTCAGCAATGCTGACTGATGACATCAAGCACCACCCTTAATTAAATGATCCAACTCTCTAGCAAAATGGCTATACATCTGAGACTTTTCAAAATCTCTAATACGACTTAATTCGTGTGCCTCAACTCTGTACCTCTGAGCCATTTCACATATTGATTTTTTAAGCTCATCTAATAAATCAAAACGTGGAGGCTTTCCGATTGGAGGTCTCATTAATTCCCCGCCATTGTCAGTAAAACCTAATTTGATGAGTTGCCCCTTAAGTAGATCCGCCTTAGCTTGCTGTTCTTGAAATGCCCACCATGCAGCTGTCAATAGTTCAGCGTCTCGCACTCTTAAGCTGTTGCTAGATGAATAACAATTCAACTCCTCATCAAAATGCATAAGCACCGAATAGAAATATTTAAATGTTTTTGATCTTTCAAACTCTTCTCTGCACTTATCCATTTTTCACCTCATCAATGCGGTGGCCTGCTGCTATTTCTTCGGGGGTGGCATATTCAATTTCACCTTTTGTTGTGTGAAGGCACCAGTTCTCCCCATTCTTTACGAAATTACATTTGATAAGATCTTTATCAATACTGTCTATTTGGTAGATAGATTCAGTTCTTTTGTCTGTCCGCTTAATCCAATCACCCGCTTTAAACTCACTCATGGCTGGCTCCTTTTTCTGCATCACACGTTTCACATTTATCTATATGCCCCCACCCATCATCTCGAATAAAGCCAAACCCCTTACAAGCCTTACATTTGACTTTCTTTTTCTCACCCACCAAGAAATATCGATCTTTCTGGTTGTAGGTAATATCAATAGAACCTGAGTAATAGCGCCTTAACGCCCCATCAATATGAAATTCGTGTGGACCTACACAAAACATCCACCCCGAATCCCCGCCGCACTTTGTAAACCATGTGAAATATGCTTCTCTCCATTTCACATAACGGTCAGACAGATGAGGAGTCAACAATTCAATTAAACGTGCTCTAAGCATCTCCATGCTTGCTGACATATCTCCATAGTGATATTCAAGATCGTAGCTATACTCGCCTGTGTTATATCTAGTTGGCATGAGATTCACCGCCTCCATATATTGATTCGTAATCAGCAATTGCATGAAGCAACTTGTATCCAGCAGATTCAGGTTTATCTTTGCTATGAGACAAGTCATATAGTTTTAAGTCCTCAATGCCACCCCATGATTCAACCAAATCAACCGACTCCACCAGACGTTTAAGCTCAACCAAATCTACAAAATACTTCTCACGATCAGCCTTGCTAATCTCTACACTTTGACCACATTGGAACTCATAACCCTCGTTCCATTCAGTTGCGTTATCGGGTGCTGAATCTACGATTTCCTTCGCGTATTTCAGCCCTTTATCTCTAATTAATTTAGTTGCTTTCATGTCTGTATCCTTTCTCATCTAGCTCTTTACGCGCCAACCACCACAAAACCACCGCACCGCAAAGTACTGCTGTTACACACGAAATGAGTAAGCCACAGCTTAAAATCTCGAATTTAGTCATGATCCTGCCCCACCAAAACGCAAGTCATCCCAGTCACACTCAACTACTGTCAAACCATCATGTTGAAACCGAGACCATAAACGGTCCCCTAAGTTTTCCTTCAAACCTTGCGCCTTTTCTGTAGACTCAAGCGTCATGTTGGAAATTAAAACTGTCGGCTTTTTTTCGTCATAACGTGCATATAAAACTTTATGAACGAGCTGCAATCGACTCTCGTGTTGGTCGTGCAAACCATATTCATCCAATATCAATAAATCACAGTCCGTGAAGCGAAAAATTGCATTTGCTTCATTGTCATCTGGCTTTGTCCATGCAGTCGCAATATCATTTGCCATGTCTTCTGAGGTGACGTAACGAACATAACTACGCTTGTCTAAAACGTTACGAGCAATAGCACATGCAAGATGGGTTTTGCCTGTTCCTGTACGCCCAACCATAATCAGATTGCGCTTCTTCCCTGAATTAAAATCTTGAACAAATTTATGGCAAGCAGCTTTAGCTTCTTTCTGCGGATCAATACTCACCACATAATTTTTAAATCCGCTTTCCTTGTGGCGCTCAGGAAGTTTTGCTCCGGCAAAATGTTTCTCGCGTACCATAAGGTTGACTTGGTGTGCGTGTTCAATTTGTGATTTCACATACGCTTCATTTGCACATGTTTGGCAAACTGGACGACCAATTAATAAAACCATTAACTCATTGTGTTTAGGGCAAAACTGATTAGTTTGTACCAGCTCAGTTTTGAATTGTTTGCTCAATGCATTCATAGCATCTCCCCTACATCGATATCATCTGTGGCTGGTGCATACTGTTTTGCATCACCCCAAGCACTGTTTACGTCTCTTGCTGGTGCAGTTTTCATTGGTGAGTTTTGTTTTTTAGGTCTTATCGACTTTGTGAATTCCTGAATTAACCAAGTTGCAAACTTTCGAGTTCGTTGGTTTTCCGTGAGATCAATTTTGTTTTCCCAGTGAGCATTGAAGTTGCCAAGATGAAATTCATAATTTGGCATTTCTAAAACCTGCTCTGCTTGTGCACCCACTTGTGAAGTCCTAAGCACATTCAGCAAAAGTTCACGATTTGGTTTCCAAGATTCTTCTTTCGCTGAAAAATTTTCAGCCGCGTTTTGTGTGTGAGTATTTTCTTGTTCTTGCTCCTGTTCCTGTTCCTGTTCCTGTTCCTGGCTTCGAAGGGGCTTTGAAGGGGCTTGTAAGGGGCTATCTATTTTGGCGTTTTCGCCACGCTTTTGAGTCATACAAAATGCTTGTGCATATTTATCGAAAAAGCTTGATAAATAAGGGCTTGACGGCAATGAGTCATACTCTTTTTGCACGTTCTTACAGCGGTTATCGGCTGGCTTTAATGACTCAGCTACTTGAAAACGTGCCATCTCGTGCACCCAGACTGTCTCCGTGGCTTCGTCATAGCTACAAAACCCCGCTTCACAGGCTCTTTGAAGCCCCTTAGAAGCCCCTTCAAAGCCCAAGCCAGTTTCATGAGCAATATATAGAAGGGGTATGTAATACAAGCCAAGCATGTTCGCGTGAGGGCTTGTCATTAAATACATAGCGACAATTAAGCCTTCAGGTGTTTGACGAAGTTTTTTTCCCGTAGTTCCCGTCCAGAAATGTGGTGAGACTTTCCCATAGTCACGCATGGTTATTTATCTCCTTTGAAGGGGGTTCGAAGGGGCTTTGAAGGGGTGATAATAATCATTACTTACCCCTTCCAAGCTTCACTAATCCGCGCATTTCCAACTGACGAATAATTCTTGGAGGAATAAATTCGTTGTTGATTTTGTAGCGAATACGAGACTTTTCTTTCACCTGAATTAGTTTGTGCCCATCCTCCATGAGACGGCGAACTGCTATAGCCTGCCCCCCCCATATGGGTTAATTCTTCAAGTTGATAAAATCTTTCCTGAGCCTCAATTGCGGCATTCATAACTGAAAGTGGCATAGCTGCTAATTCTTTAGCCGAATAGATCTTTACTGGTTGTTCCAGTGGAATTACCACCTCTAGCGGTGTGGTGGAAACGGAAATATCCTGTTTTCTTCTTGCTGCATATCTCACTTTTCACCACCCTTTGGCTTAACATAGCCTCCAAAAGAATCAACCAAACACGCTTTGGTTAAGCTGGTTACAATCTGCTGTGCCAACCACTGCGTTATGCGAAATTGACGAGCCATAGCCTCTGAAAATTCAACTTTGGTTACCGCCGCATTATTTTCGTCATACCCCTTGTTGCGTAAATTTTGCTTTTTCACCTCAAATAGGTGGCCAAGTACTCGCAATGCAGGCTCATAGAAAGATTGGATTTCACTTTGCTGGCGAGAATCTTTGATTTGGTGTGTAAAGCTGTTCATGACACCTCCGCTAATGCTTGCTCAGCGCTTGTTAGCCGGCGTTTAGCGTTGAGCTCTGCTACTGTTGCTGTGCGGATTTCTTTTGACGAAACTAAAATCAAATGATTCTCTGATTTGATGGTCCATAAACTAGTCAAGTTTTTGTTTTTAACTTCAAACAAATCATTTGATTTAAAACTACGGCACTCTTCAGTAAGTACCACTACATCACCAGGTATAAATTCTGGTGTGTTGTAATTAGCCGATTGATTTGCTAAATTGTTTTGCATATTCATGGGTTCCTAAATTTGTGAATGCGAAACCACTCCTGTTCGCGCAGGTAGTGGTTTTTTAATATCCAAGCTTTTCTTTCTTAACGCTGATTTCGTCGTGAAATAAGTCATCCACTGTTTCAATACGGTTCATCCAGCTTTTAGACATGACTAAAAGTGCAGCAACCCGTTCTTTATCAATGCTCTGATAATCTTTAGGAACGACTTTTAAACCAAGCAAGCTCAATAGCTCGCAAAACATTTCAATTTCATTCAAGCCATTGTTTTTCTTATCTGTTTTAAGCCGAGTAATAGTGCTTGGATCAACTTTTAATTGTTCAGCAATCTCTTTTTGGTTGCTTATATCAAGACCATGCAATATTCGGGATACGCCATTTCTGGCGCTTGCAGATATATCAACTGATAATTTGCTCATGGTTAGGTCCTAAGCATTTGAAGTAGTTCGTTTGATTGGCTCTTTGCCATTTGCCAAGTCTCTGATTTGGTATTCGCGAGCTAAAGGGATTTTTTCATTTGACCACTGGTAAACAGCAGGTGGTTCAATTCCTAATAACTTTGCCAAGCCAACACCATTGACACCAAGCAACTCATAAGCTTCCTGTTTGGTCATTTGTGCAACCTCAAAAAATAAGATTTCTTAGTATTAAAACAAAGATAACTTATTTTTGCAAGATGTAAGATAACTTATATGAAGAATCTAGAAACTATGGGTCAGCGTATTCGCGCCTTACGAAGAGAAAAGAAATTAACCCAAGGCGAGTTGGCAAAAATCGTCGGGGTTAGTGCGCCTAATGTTACTGGTTGGGAGAAAGATGCTTATGCTCCTAAAGCAGACCCATTAAGCAAAATGGCCGCTTATTTCGGAGTGTCGACTTCGTATATAACTAATGGAGATGAAAGCGGTCCTAAGTTGGATAGCACTGTTGCACAATTGAAAGTTCTGGATATCGAAGCTTTTAAGAAAAAATACAATATTCCCGATAGCGAAGATGCTGTTAAATTTATTGAAACACCTGTTAAACCATTCCCCACCCAAAAAAGATATGTTCCTGTAAAAGCTTACTCCAAGATGGGCATGGATGGCTATTTCACAGATATGGGTTATGAAGGCAATGCTGGAGATGGGTATGTTCCAACTCACTCAGCAGGACCAAGAGCCTATGGCATTAAAGGCACTGGCGACTCAATGTTTCCAGCAATTCGTAATGGCTGGTATGTTGTATGCGACCCTGATGCAGATCTTGTGCCGAATGAGTTTGTTCAGGTGTGCTTGAAGGATGGAAGATGCACAATTAAAGAATTTGTCGGCATCAATGGTGGGGTTTTAAGTTTGCTTTCTGTGAATGGTGGTGAGCGATTTTTCTTTGAAATGGACGAAGTTGAAAGTATTACCGCTATTACAGATATCGTGCCGCCAAGTCAGCACAGACAAGAACATCCTTATTCGCATTAATCACAGGAAGACTTATGGACAATTCAAAACTACCAATCAACCAGATTATTTCCCGTATTAATGATGCTGCGAAACATGGTGAAGCTTTGGTGCTAACAGCCGAAGAAGTGAAGATCCTCTCAAAGGACATTGGCGATAAGGTCTTTATTCCTGTGCTTACTAATGAGCAGGTCGTGCAGTTGGTGAAAGAAGGAAAGCTTGGGCAGAAAATTAACAACACCAAAGATTAATAAGTTGTGAACCCGACACAGTACTTTAGAGCGATTCGGGAGGAGGAAATAATGAGTAAAACAGTAGTAAAAGACAAAACAGTACACTACAAAAAAGTAGATTTTCTAAAAGGCGCCAATCTAGGTCAATTACTAAAAGCACAATTGCTGGATAAGGATTCTTTTTACTATAAAGCCATAAATCGTCAACAATTTGTCTCCGCAACAAAAGATGATTTTATTCTAATTAATCATGCTAGTTCACACCAAAGCATGTTCTTTGGCGAGTTGATTATTGTTGAGTCAGGCAAAGCTCAGGCTGTATTAAAGATAGACAGCGATGATGCTACTGAATTTCCCATTAAAACCTATTTAACAGATGATCTGCCAGATGATGAAGATGGCGTTGACGCTACAGAGGTTGTAAGAAAAGAGTTTATTGATAGTGTTCTTTACTTTGGTGTTATTGATAACCATGTCGCAATCATTCAATCAAGATCACTTACTGCTAGAACCTTGGAGTCATATTTGGGCTGGCTTTTGGGTGAAGCAGCCAAAGCCTTGCCAGAGAATAGTGCATTAATATTAAAAGATGCTCCAAATCCCACTGTTAAGCAAAAGCTTGAATCAACTCCAGCTAAAACTATTTCAATCTCATCTGGCATTGGGTCAACAGAACTTCAACCTGTTCATACTGTCGAATCAAGCATACCTGCGAAAATTGACTATAAAATTGAAGATAATGTGGTTGATGTGCTTAAGTCAGCTTTTGGAGTTGATTTAGAAAATTTAAAACTAGAGGATGGGCTTGATGACGCAAACCTAAAGTTAAAATTAACACTTACATACAACCGCAAAACCTCAAAAAGTGGGCAAAAAGTTATTGATACTGTAGCTTCATCCATGCGCCATAATGATGATTATGTTATTACTCTTGAGGATGGGACCAAGGTTACGGCTGATAATCTAAAAATGAGCGGCAAGATTTCAGTTGAAACAATCAATAATAAAGTTTATAACGACGGCCTAAAAGTTCAATTGTATAATTGGATGACTACCAATATAAATTTTGGTGACTAATATGGCTAAACGCTACTTACCCTTCTACAATAATGCTAGATTTATCGCACTAGTGTTAGTCGGTCTGTTTGCTATATTTTCAATAATTTTTAAATATTTAGAGTTAAATATTACAATAAATCTGGTTCAATTTTCATTTGTACTACTTCTCCCTTTAAGTCAAATTTATTTGGCTTATAAAGGTATGCTCGATGCATTAAAGCTTGATGGTTTAAATCAGTCAGAACGAGATAGGTTGACTTCAACTGTGGACATAAGAAGTAAGTCATCTTTATATGTGGCTATGCTTTTTATTATTCTTGTTTTTAGTATGTATATACTTAATTTATTAGGCTTACTTTCAGCTAAGCATCTTTTAGCTCTAATACTTTCTGTTGGACTCACCTCAATTTTTAGCTTCTTCTTAGCTTGGTCTGACTTAAGAGAAATCTCTTTGCTTGAAAAAACATTAAAAGCTCGCAAAGAATCAAGAGAGGCAAAAGCAAAAGTATTGAGCAATAAGTAAAAAGCGATCCAATTCATCTAATCAACCCACCACCACGGTGGGTTTTCTTTTGTCTATTAAAACATAAAAATAAGATTTCTTAAATTTAAATAAGATTTCTTATTGACAATAAAAATAAGTTTTCTTATATTTATCTCACAGACAACAAAAAAGCACACCGCCCCTCCCCAGGTCCGATGTGCTTTTGCAAACTGCGAGATCAATTATGAACGTAAAAGCTACCCCTTTCAACTCATTTGCATTTGTCAGCATGGCTGCTCTTGCAGTCTCTGGTGGTTCTTTAGTTGCTTGCCAATTGCAACCAGCTTTCCAAACAAAAGAAGCTCCTACTCTATTTACTCCAAAAACGCAGCCAAGTACTTACGGTGTGTTAACCGCGAAAATCACAGGTAAACATTCTGGCGTTGCTGTAATTAAATTAGATAGCTTCCGTTTAAACGTTAGCTTTGATTTTGAAGCTCATCCAGACAGTTACGGCGTTCCGGGTTCTGAATTTACCGCTGTTGATATTACTCAACTCACGGTAAATGAAATTACTGATGTTAATGGTAAGTCATATAACGATTTCACCGAATTTGAAGACATCCGAAACATCAATGGCCTTCTAAAAGGCTTCATCGAACGTAACAAGTTGTTGGAGGCTTAAAGATGACTAATTTCAAAAAACACCCAGACGGCTACAAGTCATTTTTAGGCCGTGATGATAAGGGCCTCTACTCTGTTCGCATTGGCTGGCAAGTGTACGCATCTAATGCTAATGGCTCAGTTCTTTACAAAGTTAAAGACGGAGTTAAGACGCCTTTAAATGTGTTCAGGTTCCAAACTTCTTATCCAAAAGTTTGGAATGAACTCACCCAAGAAATCGATTTTCAGCGCAGAAAGCAGCTCGCTATAAAACTGCGTGAAACAAACATCCCTACCTATGACCGCAAAGCTTATAAAACTAAGCGCGGCTTCACTGGCTCAAGATGAGGATAAGAAAAATGGCGTTACCGATTATTACTGCTGACCAAACTTTATTGGTTCAAGCAATTATTGTGTACCTATACGCTGATCCGGGTTTAGGTAAATCATCGATGGGCTTTACTGCGGAAAAAGCAATTTCTTTTGACTTTGACCGTGGTGCTCACCGTACTGGTGAATTACGTCGTGGTGCGGTTGTACAGGTTCAACAATGGAGTGATGTTGCAAACCTTACTCCGCAGGACTTAGCACCATATAAAACCGTAGTCATTGATACCGTGGGTGCAATGCTTGAATGCATTAAAACCCACCTGTTACTTACGGCAAATAACCGTCAAAAAGATGGTTCTTTAAAGTTAAAGGCTCAAGGTTTAGCGAACCAAACGTTCAAGCAATACATCAATACTTTGATCAGTTTAGGTAAAGATGTTGTTTTCATTGCACACGCATCAGAAGATCAAAACGGTGATCAAATTATTTACCGCCCAGATCTAGGTGGTAAAAACCGTAACGAGCTTTACCGTATCGCAGATGTCATGGGTTATCTAACAACTGTTACTACTGGTGAAGGTAAAAATGCCCGCGTTATTAATTTCAAACCTTCGCCTACACATCATGCGAAAAACTCAGGTGCTTTAGGCGGTGAAACCGGTGAAGTATGGGTACCTGATCTTAAAGCACACCCTACTTTCTTGGCTGACCTGATTACTCAAGCTAAAGATCACATTAACACCTTAACGCCTGCACAACTTGCAGCAGCCAAAGCCCAAGAAGAGCTAGAAAACTGGAAACAAAGCTGTGAGGAAGCAGAGCATGCAGGTGACCTTAATCAATTAACTGAGTCGCTTGATAAAGAACACATGTATTACCAGAACATGCGCCAAGCAATGTTAATGAGAGCTAAAGCATTGAATTGCACGTTTGATAAGCAACGTGGCACTTGGATTAGTCCACCAGAATTTAACGGTATCTCAGATCAACAAAGAGATGAACTTCAAAACTTTATTGCTGAACGTGGCCTCGATGTAAAAACAGTTTGTGAGCACTTAGGTATCGATGCCCTTATCCAAATTGAAGCGGCAAAACTTAAGGCAGTTAAACAAGAAATTGAAACCTTAGCGAAAACGGGGATGACAGCATGAAAAATATTTTAACTGCTCAAGAAGCATTTGCAGCACTTCAAAAAGGTAAAACTGTTCTATGTCGTCCTATTGGAGACATGTTGGACTTTTCTGACTTAGATCAATTCCCCGCTTCTGTTTTTGGTAAACCGGGTTTTGAATTCTGCATCAAAATCGAAACTATTGAGCTGGCTGGCATTACATTCACAAAGCCATTAACTATTGATGAATATGAGGAGGGACAGGATGTTTTTGTAATTACTACATATTCGCCTTCTATTTACGTCGTGAATTTTAGAACCACCGCATTAATTGAATCTATTAATAGCGGCTTTGTTCAACGTGATGCAGAAAACGCCAAGCTTCAATTAAAAGCACTATCTAAAGCGTTAGGTTTTGAAGTTAGTGACGATTTTAGTGTTATTCGCCTAGGTGACGAACCAAAGAAACAGCGTGCTAAGAAATCAAAAGGTGCACAGACAGTAGTTGTAGAAAAGACTTCTGAAATTGTTGATGAAGTTAAACAACCTACAATTGTTATTACTGAGCAAACAAATGTAACTACTTCTAAAGACTCATTGGTGCAATCCGAAGATATTTCAGAAAATATAGGATCAGCTTTAGATAGTGCGATTGTTATTACAGAACAACCTTATGTGTCTTCACCTGAAGATTTTTTAACTCAGCCTACACCTGAGCAAGAAAAAAACAATGAGTATCAGCAAACCCTAGATACTCTTCTACAGCGTGTAAAAGAGTCAAAAACACCTGCAGAAGTAAATGCGGTTTATCGTTATACCCGCACATGGGATGACGAACAAATGAAGCCTATCCTTCTCGCCACTCACAAACGTCTTGAAGAGCTAGAAAAAGAAAAGGCATCTGCTAATGAGCCACCCTCTTTAATGGTTCAAATCCAAACTGCACCAGACCTTACAACGCTAGATGCTTTGGAAATAGACGTGGCTGCACGAGATCCGCAGATTCAACCGAAGCTAATGGGGTATGTGAGAAAACGCCGCTATGAATTAGAGAATCCTACACCTACTCAACAAGAATCTACCCCTGATTATTTATTAGTGGACGGTTTCTAACATGAAAGATCAGTACAAGAAAGTGAGCCAAAAACACATGCTTGGTTTTATGTACTACTTGCAATTGCTGGGCTACGTAATAGTCCGGCAAGGCATGGACCAAGCAATGTTTCTAACAAAGCATTATGCGGTACCAGTTGCTTGGCGGCGCATAACGATCGACTATCACAACCGATTAAATAAACCTGCCCAGCAGCTTTATAAAGAGTTTGTTGAGTGGACTAAAGAAGAATATTTGAGGGCTTAGGTAATGATTGATTTAAAAACAAAACAAGCTTTTTGGTCTGAACAATTACCTTTCTTTAAAGAAAAATATTGGATTCCCGGACATCTAGATGTACTCGAATTTGATATGAATGCTGGTTGTTTTGATATTGCTGAAGGCGTCAAAACTGATCTAAGTGAAGAAGACCTTTTTGATGTTTACCATCGTGTAAATAGTGGTTGGGCAATGTGGAAAAAAGCCGTGAATTTCATGAAATCCAAAGTTCCAACGTGGATTAGCGTGAATGATGAATTGCCACCTACTGACATAATGGTACTTATTTGTTGGGCAGATGCTCCTGATGTCACCCCAGAACAAGACTATATGACTATTGATGAGGATTTAAATAGCGTATGGGCAAACTATCAAAATGATCCACCTTCACATTGGATGCATTTTCATAGTGTGCCAAACGTATCGGGAGCTGAACAATGAGCATAACACTTAGCGGTCATCAACTAAAAAGCCTTCTCGAATTTGTAAATCCAGATGGTGAGAAAGATTTAGATCAACTTGATACTGAACTAACAATTAAATTCTTTGAAGTTGGCCACAGTGGAAAAGGCTATTACTTTTGGATGACCGAATATCCAGAAGAAGGTGCAATGAAGTTGGATATTGAATCGGGAGCTGAGGGATGAGTGAAAAAGCATTTAAAGATTTAAAAATTCGCTTCCATTTGGCTATTGGTGTGGCTAATGGCGATCGTGAGGACTTTGGGAAATTATCGGATTGGATCGAAGAAGAAAACTGGGAAATGATGGATGAGGAAGAGCAGAAAGATACTCTTTCAGAAATTGCAGAGGAATGGGCGCAGCAGTATTTAGATTTAGGAGCGACAGTTGAATGAATGCACAAATTTTAGATCCATGCTGCGGCTCAAAGATGATGTGGTTTGATCGTCAAAATCCAAATGTAGTATATGGTGATATCAGAAAAGAAGAACATACATTGTGTGATGGTCGTTCTTTAGTGATTGAACCGGATGTGATGATGGACTTTCGCAACATGCCTTTTAATGATGGCCAATTTACTTTAGTTGTGTTTGACCCTCCTCACCTGGTGAAAGCAGGAAAGCAAAGTTGGCTAGCCGCCAAGTACGGGAAGTTGTCAGAAGATTGGCGCGAAGATATTCGCAAAGGTTTTGCAGAATGCTTTCGTGTGTTGGCCAATGGTGGTGTTTTAATTTTCAAATGGAATGAAACACAAATCAAAGTTAGTGAAGTTTTAGCGCTCACAGATCAAAAACCATTGTTTGGCCACATTAGTGGAAAGCGCAGTAACACACATTGGATTACTTTTATGAAAGCGGAAAGTAAGGAGGAGTAAATGGGACAAATAGTTAAAATAGAGGCTAGCATTCTAGAAAAGATTGTTGCTGTAGCTGAACGTATTGCTCAGTCAAAAGAAGAACGCCGAGTTGGTCGTGAAGAATTTGCACACATGCTCAATATCGAACCTGAAACTCTAGACGCTCGGATTCGTGAAGGCAGATACCAAAGGCCATACAAGGATGGGCGAAAAAGTTTTTGGTTATTGTCCTACGTGCAATCTGTCGTTACAGACACAAAAGAATCTGGTAAAGTAGCCACCTATTGA